CAACACAAAAAACAGTACAGCCACCAGTAGGTACATCACCTAAAGAAAAATTACATGATGTATTACATGCAAAAATAAATGGAGCTAAGGCTACAAGTGATGCAGCATTTAAAACTGGATCTGTATTAATTGAAGGAGACTATGCATACTTTAAGTTTGATAAATTTTACGACAAGTTAAAAGCAAAGAATTGGAAGTACAACGAAGATAAGACAGGTCGTATGATGCAGGTAACTTATGAAAGTTGTGAGATAGAATTTTTAGAACAAAAAAGATTTCCTTCTAAAGAAAAAAATAAGTACAATTCATCTGTAAAAAATGTCATTCAAATAAATAGAAAGTCTTTTGAAGAAGTACCTATTCACCACACATTAACAAAACATAAGACAGATATAATATGATAGATGGAAGATCCAGGATTAGTAGAAAATTATTTGGGCCTCCGGGAACAGGGAAAACTACAAAGCTTTTAAAATATGTAAAAACTTTTTTAAAGTTAGGTACACCAATAGATAAGATTGGTTATTTTGCATTTACAACTAAAGCAGCTAACGAGGCGGTAGACAGAATGCTAGATGCTTATCCTAAATATCAGAAAAAAGATTTAAAATATTTTAGAACTTTACACTCTTTAGCATTTAAACAATTGGGTATGAAAAAATCTCAGGTAATGCAAGATGAACACTACGAAGATATTGGTAGAAGTCTAGGAATAGAAGTAACAGTGTATTCTAATGGAGAAGAATCCACAGGATTTTTAAATTCAAGTAGTGAATATTTTAATTTAATTAGTGCAGCTAGAATTAAAAACATATCTATCGAAGATGAATACAATACAGATATGTATTCAGAAAACATGGATAAAAGATTATTACCTATTATTTCAAAAGAATTAAATAACTACAAAGATTCATATAAATTAGTAGATTTTACAGACATGATTGATAAATTTATTGTGTCAGAATTGTGTCCTAAATTAGACGTATCATTTATAGACGAAGCTCAAGATTTGTCACCGGTACAGTGGAAAATGTTTAATATTATCAAGCAAAATAGCAAATATGTTATATTAGCAGGTGACGATGATCAAGCAATTTATGGCTGGGCAGGCGCAGATGTAAAAAAATTTCAGCAAGAAATTTCAAAGAAGGACATAATTTTGCCACAATCTTACAGGGTCCCAGGTCTTGTACAAAACATTGCAGATAAAATTTTAAATCAAATACCTGACGATAACCGAGTAAAAAAATCTTGGAAAGCAAGGGAAGAAGACGGAACCATAAACTATGTATTTAGTTTGGAAGACGTACCTTTGGAAAAAGGTAATTGGTTAGTTCTTGCAAGATACAACGACAAATTAAATAGACTTAGACCATTTTTAAAAGAACGTGGAATCTTTTTTGAATATAAAGATCGTAAAAGTTATAAAACTACATTGTTTAGAACTATTCTAAACTACACAAGATGGACCAAAGGTGATCAATTATCTTTAGCAGAAGTAAAAGATATATTTGAATACACAGATATAAATAAAGAATTAACTGATGAACGAATGTATGATTTAAAAGAATTTGGATTTGATCCGGAAGTACCTTGGTACGATGCATTTACATCTGATTATGAAGAATGTTTATACATTAGAGAAATGTTAAGTAATGGAGAAGAATTAAACAAAATACCTAGAGTAAAATTATCTACAATACATTCAGCAAAAGGTGGAGAAGCTGAAAATGTGTTGTTAATTTTAGATAATACAAAAAAAATTCGAGACTCAATAGAAAAGAGTCAGGATAAACAAGATGAGGAGCATAGAGTTTGGTATGTTGGAGTTACACGTACAAAACAAAATCTCTACATTATGTCAGCAAAAAAGGAGGATCAAGGTTATGACATCGAAGGACTTATTTGAAAATACTTTTCCGCAAGAAAAGCAGATAGGAGGAAATCACTATAAGGAGTTTACCATTCAACCGTATGAATTTATTTCAAAAAATAATTTATCGTTTTTTCAGGGAAACGTTGTGAAATATGTTTGTAGATATTTGAACAAGAATGGTATAGAAGATTTAGAAAAGATCAAGCATTATTGTGATTTAGAAATATTAAAGATGAAAGATTTAGATGGGAAGAAATATAATAAAAAGAAATATTAAAGTTGACGGCGTAGAATTTGATTTAGAAATTTATTTAAGATTAGAGACCAGTGGTTATTCTAATCGTCAAAATTTATGTTATGAGATTTTTCCAAAAGATTACAATGCAGCTCTATATGCTTTTAGTAATAAAGATAAATTAAATAAACTAATAGAAGATAAATATATCTTTGAACCGAGGACTAAATGAAGATACCTAAATTTGAAGCACAGACCGAATGGTTAAAGCCTACAGAATTTCCTGATCTACGTCATGTAGATGAGATAGCGATTGACTTAGAAACAAAAGACCCAGACTTACTTAAAAAAGGATCTGGTTCTGTTATTGGTAATGGTGATGTTATAGGTATTGCAGTTGCAACCAGTCATTACAAAGGTTATTTTCCAATTGCACATGAAGGTGGTGGTAATATGGATAGAAATAAAGTTTTGTTATGGCTTAAAGATGTACTTGAAGCACCTTCAACAAAAATTTTTCACAATGCAATTTATGATGTTTGTTGGTTAAGAGCATTAGGTTTTAAAATAAATGGTAACATAGCCTGCACAATGATAGCTGCAGCGTTAACTGATGAAAATAGATTTAGATATGATTTAAATAGTTTATCATGGCATTATCTTGGTTATGGTAAGAATGAAGCTGCACTTGCAGAAGCTGCAGCGGAATGGGGAATCAATCCCAAATCAGAAATGTATAAATTACCATCAATGCATGTTGGTGCATATGCTGAACGTGATGCTGAAGTTACATTAGGACTTTGGCAAGAGATGAAAAAAGAAATTATTAATCAGGACCTGGAAGATATATTTGATCTTGAATCTGATTTGTTTCCATGTCTTGTTGATATGAGATTCAAAGGTGTACGTGTTGATGTAGAACGTGCACATCAAATGAAAAAAGAATTTAAAAAAGCAGAACAAGATTTATTACATAAAATAAAAAAAGAAACGAATGTAGATACACAAATATGGGCAGCAAGATCTGTTGCAAATGTGTTTGATATGTTGAGACTTGAATATCCGACAACGGATAAAACAGGTGCACCCTCTTTTACAAAAAACTTTTTACAAGAACATGAGCATCCCGTTGTTAATATGATTGCACAGGCAAGAGAGATTAACAAAGCACACACAACTTTTCTAGATTCTATTATAAGTTATGAGCATAAAGGTAGAATACACGCAGAGATAAATCAGTTAAGAAATGCAGGTGGTGGTACGGTAACTGGTAGATTCAGTTATCAAAACCCTAACCTACAACAAATTCCAGCACGTAATAAAGATCTTGGACCTAAGATAAGGTCATTATTTATACCCGAGGAGGGCCATACATGGGGTTGTTTTGACTATTCTCAGCAGGAGCCTAGGTTGGTAGTACATTATGCTGCTTTATATAAATTACCGTCTGTATATGAGGTTTTAGATGCCTATAATAACGATTCTAGTGCAGACTTTCACCAGACTGTTGCAGATATGGCACAGATACCTAGATCTCAGGCTAAAACAATTAACTTAGGTCTATTTTATGGAATGGGTAAAACAAAATTACAAGCTGAATTAGGGGTTACTAAGGACAAAGCTGCAGAATTATTTAATACGTATCACTCACGTGTACCATTTGTAAAACAATTAATGGACAAAGCATCTAACAGAGCTCAAGAAAGAGGTCAGATAAGAACATTACTAGGTAGATTATGTAGGTTTCATTTGTGGGAGCCTAATAGTTTCGGTATGCATAAAGCCATGACTCATGAAGATGCATTAAGGGAACATGGACCGGGGATAAGACGAGCTTATACATACAAAGCTTTGAATAAACTAATTCAAGGATCTGCTGCTGACATGACTAAAAAAGCAATGTTAGAATTGTATAAAGAAGGAATTATACCGCACATACAAATACATGATGAACTAGATGTATCGGTTGAAAACGAATCTCATGCTAAAAAAATCATTGAGATTATGGAAGATGCTGTTAAACTAGAAGTCCCAAATAAAGTTGATTATGAGTACGGCAATAACTGGGGTGAAATACATGGGTAAATATTATGGCATATTTGAACGCGAACATTCCTCCAATTTATTGCAAAATAAGGAAGGAGTATCTTTATGATCTTAAAGAACATCACGGTGAAAGTGAAGATTGCGTTATATTCGGTGTGGTATCTATATCGGGACGTGCGCTTTTATTTAATATCATGCTACCCAATGGTGCGTGCTTTTGGCGTTTGCCTATCTCAGCGTTTTTCCAAAAATCGTATGACCGAGCCAATGTGCCGGATATGTCGACGGACCAACTCCAACTGTGGAACTGTTTCAGTTATTGGCCTAGTGTTACTTGCTTTGATTGGTTGGCTGGTATAAGCGGCAAATATCTAGGAAAAGACAAGAAATTTTATCATGGAGAGTATCTTTTTACTATTGACTGGGCGCATCCAGAGACTAATATACTTAACACAGAACATTCTGAAATACCTCAAGAGCATAAGTGTGCGCACGTATTGGCTCTTGCTAACGGCAATTTTGCTGCTCAGCCTAACAATCGCATTTTGTGGCATGTTAATTCATACACTACTGATAACAGCTGGCCTGACTATAAAGTACAAAATACAGTTTGGGATTGCGAAGGTTCGGATTGGGTTACAGAAGATTCTGACAAAATGTTCTATGAAATAGAACCTAAGGAGGACAAATGAATTT